CGCCTTGTTCGCCGTGAGCACGGTCGGGATCTCTTGCGAGTATCCTACGGAGTCGAGCGTCGAGCCCGCCTCAGTCCTGCGTCCGACGATGATGCCGGTCTCGCTCTTGGTAACGTCCTCCGCAAGCACCGACACGTCGGTGATCGGCACTCTTGCCGTCACGGCAGCGGAGGTGCCTACCGTGGCCTCCTCTCCGATGCTCAGCTTCACAAATTCCTTCTTAGCCATTGTTTACCTCCGTCCGCACGTGGCAGCTTACCCACGTGACGTACTGCTTGATATTTGTCGTGCCGCGGAATCCCGCGTCACCCTGCTCCTCATGCCTGATATCCCAGACGTATTCCGACGAATGCTTGTCGCGGAACAACGTATCGATCGCCGACGCGTATGCCATGATGTCGATGATGTTCTGATCCGCATCTGTACCGGAGACGAACACGCCGACCGCGACCGACACGACCGTCTCCGAAATGCCCTGCTCCTCGCTCTCGTCCTGGCTGCTGTCAGGATAGATGAGGACCGCGGGGTAGAGCTTGCCGTTTGCTGCGGCGTCGTTGATGCCGTAGTATGCTACAGGCGTGACAGGCTCGGCATGATCCGTCTCCCACTGCTCAACGCAAGCAGGAAGATTCTCACGGATCACATCGAGCACATCCTCACATACCCTCAGATAGTCGACAGCTAGTGTCATTGCCAGAGCCTCCCTTGCTTGAGCTCCCAGAGGAGCTGACGGTCAGCCGCCTTCATCGCCCTCCCGCTGTCGCGCGTGCGCCGAATGCTGTTGTAGAACCAGGGCCGTGGCTCGACGTGGACAGTGCCGGAGGCGATGAACGGCGGGTAGCCGTACTTGTTGTTGATGTTGCTCATGACGCCATGACGGCTCGCGAACGACAAAGCCTTCGCGGAGATGTCGGCACCGTAGTACTCGTAGATCGCGGAGAGATTGCCTCCGTACAGCGTGGTGCGTCTCGACCGACGACCCATGTGCTTGTACCAGATGCTCTTGTTGTACCTGCAGGAGCGCTGCGTGAACCGCTCGCGGTTCGCCTCCCGCGCGTCGTCCTTGTACTGCTTCGCGACAGCACCAACAACATCTGTCACAACTTCCTGGTTGCTGGCGAACTTCTCCAGCGTCTCCTTGAGCTCGGTGTTGAACTCCACCAGCTCGCCGCGTCTGAGCCGATCCGCCTTCTGCCTTGCCATCAGTGCGCCTCCGGGAGTGCAAGCGACTCCAGCGCCTGCCGGTCAAGGAGCGTCAGGTCGAAGTCGTAGGTGATGTTCGTGCCGTCGGACTGGTTGACGGAGCGATAGCCATAGGCATGGTCGTTCAGCTTGGTCAGGTTGCTCGATATGTAGTGGATCGCCGCAGCCATCGCCTCCGCCGGATAGGCGTCGGTCTCGTATCCCGCCGTGTATACAACCTGATAGACATTTCTGCCTCTAGCGAACGGACTGTCGAGCGACTCGACCATCCCCATGCGCTCGTAGAGCTTGAGCCTGGAGACGTCCAGCTCGACCGCATCGTCGAAGGCCCTTGCCGCGGAATACCGGATCGAAGATATGGATATGATAGGAGCGGCGGGAAGCAACAGCACATATGAGCCTGTGCCATCAACCAGATCGGTGCGCTCGGCCTTGTCCAGGTCACTCCGTCCCGCGAGCCGTTCGGCAAGCGAGGACACGGCCCCTATCAGGGTCGTCACGAGCTCCTTCTGCTCGTCTGACAACCGCAGACTCCTTTGCGCGAACTCCCAGCTGATCAATCTCGTACTCATCGATATCCTCCGGCAAGAGCCCCGGCGGCATCGCCGCCGGAGCATGTACGTCACGCGGTAGCGCTCACTCCGAGGATCGCGCGGTAGTCGACGATGTCAGCGCCGCAACGGGCTTCGGTGTAGAACGTGACTGCTCCCTTGGTGGTGTACGGATCGCGGAGGACGGTCATGCCTTCATGCTCCTTGATCATGTACCCCCTCTTGAAGTCGCCGAGCAAGATGAAGACGCCAGCGTCGCTTGCCCCAGGCATGAAGTCGTCGATGTAGATCTTCTTTCCGAAGAGCATTCCATCGTACTCTTCGTTGATCGGCTGCGCGACCAGCGGGCGCTTGTCGCCATCGACCCAACCGGCGATCTCCGCATAGGTGGAGGAGTTCATCACCCACGCCGCGTTCGGGCGATACCGGTTCTGCAAGATAATCGGGAGACGGGACAGTACCTGCCAGGGATTCGTCTCTCCGAACGCCCCCGCCGCGCCGGTCTTGAGCGCGTTGAGCTTGCCCCACTTCAGGTCACCCCGGTCGGTGATGATGTTGACCGTGTGGCTCAGCACGCCGACTGGCTGGTTGCTCGCGGCTTTGCCGCTGACAAACGCCTCGGCCATCACGTCGCCCAGAGCCTCGGAGATCGCGGCGTTGACGCTCTGGAGCAGGGAACCGTCGTCATCGCCCATCGCCTCGTTGGAGACCTGCGGCATGGCGTACATCGTCTGCTGGGCGATGTCGATCTTGGCGAACTCGGGATCCTTGCTCGCTGCGCGGGCGCCACCCTCGGCGACCCATCCGCCAGCGGTTCCGCTGGTGCGGACCCTGAGCGTGTAGACGCCACGCTTGGTGCTGGACACGTTCGCCAGGCGGTAGATCGCGCTCTCGCTGCCAGCGGTATCCCTGATGCCCTGCTCCACCTCGCCAGGCATGTAGACGCCGGTGCTCGGATCCTCGGTCAGCAGGTCCTTGTACTGCGACTGCTCGCGGCCACGGTAGTACGCGACAAGCATCTGCGCGTGAGCCTTGCTCTTGTCATCCGGCTTTGGAGGAGCGGCATCCAGCTTGCGCTGGAGGTCAGCCAGGGCGTCGTCGTACTTCTTTGCGAGGTCGTTCAGCTTCGCGCTGATCGAGTCGTCGCTCGGCATTGCCGCGAGCCGGTCTTCAAGCTTTTTCTGCTCCTGCTTGATGCTGTCAAGAGCGTTCAAGCAATCATCAATCGTAACTTTCTCTGCCATAATAGTTTACCTCTCCTTATAGGATCTGATAGCAGACAACAGCCTCCCGTAGTCCGGCTCGTCAGGCTCCGCAGCATCCCGCTGCGCATAACCCTTGGACAGGATCGCCTTCGCGACCTTGGCGGAGAACCCGGCATCCCGCAGGGCAATCTCCGCGTCACGGATCGTCAGTCCGGCCTCATCCGCCTCGTAGAATGCGGGCGTATGCCGATATCCATAGGCACGCGGCACGATGCATGCCGCCGCCTTCTCCTGGTCGACGGAGGTCGCGAATCCGTAGTCTTCCGCTTCCTTCGTCGAGAGCCAGGTTTCCTCGTCCATGAGCCGCTTCGCCTCGTCCTCATCGAGCGATGTGTGCCCGACATAGATGCTTACGATGGTGTCCCTGATCTTGTCGAGGTCGTCCGCGGCCTTGCGTAGGGTTGCGGCATTGCCTGACACCCACGTCCACGGGTTGTGGATCATGACCATCGAACCATCGTGCATGACGCGCTCATTACCTGCAAGCATGATCACGCTCGCGATCGATGCCGCAAGCCCAATCACATGCACTGTCAGGTCGTCGAATGCCGCGAGGTGGTTATAGATTGAGATTCCCTGGAAGACATCGCCACCAGGACTGTTGAGGTAGAGGTCGACATGACTATGCCGATATTGCAGCGTTGCGTTGATGAACTCCTTGCTGCTCGTGCTGGTCCCGTCGCCCCAATAGTCGTCTCCGATCTCGCCGTCGATCATGATCTCCACGGAATCGGCCTTGTCCTGGATTTTGTACCACTTACTCATTGCTATCCTCCTTGAGGGGTTGCCCGACGACCTGCATGTTCGCGGGACGCAGATACTCGTCTCCGCCGTTAATCGGATTTAGATTCTCTTTTTTGCGGATCTCGTTCGCGCTCATCCATCCGGCATTGCGAGCTTGCGTGTATGCGTTGTAGCGGCTTTGGATGTCGCCACGCTCGATGCCGTCCATTACGAACTCGCAGTGGAGCGACCGGTCTCCCGATACGTCCCAGATGCACTGGCGGGTCAACGCCTGCTCGATGCGGCGGCACCATGGGACCATCGTGAATGTCTTGAACTGTATGCCTAGATTCTCAATGTTGGAGAAGGTGCCATGCTCGAGGTCGCCGATCAGCGGAGGCGAAACACGAAACAGACCGCAAATCTCTTCCTTCGTGTACCTTGCGGTTTGGAGGAACTGGGCGTCCTCATTGCTGACGTTTATCGGGACCAGCTTCTTGCCCTGATCCAGGATCGCGATCTTATTGCCGTTCTCCGCACCCCGGTAGGTGAGGTCCCAGGTCTCTTTGAAGCGCTTGGCCGCCTGGTCGTCCATCTTGTTCGGCGTCTCGATCGCGAGGTTCGGTGCCGCTGAGTTCTTAAAGAATGAGCCTCCATACTCGCCGATCGCGATACCGCGGCCCACCGTGTCGGCTTGGCTTTTGAGAATGCTCTTTCCGTCGTGGGTCTTGATGTAGAGCATCTGGTCTGTCGTGTAGGTCTTGCCTTGATACACAAACTCGTACCGCCAGCTGTCGGTGACACGCACTTGGACGCTGTCGGGATCACGGATCAGGTCGAGCGCGACGATGTCGCGACCGACCCGGCGCTTGAAGGCGAACGCCCTGCCACGCAGCGCGAGGTCCCACATGACGAGCTCAAACATGTCGAACGCATCGTCTATTGGGTTCGGGGTTGCCAGAGTGCGGACAAACGGAAGGTCGTTCGGATCGACCTCTTCCTCTTCCGCCCTCCCGTCCTCCCATTTTTTCCGGTAGACCTTGATCGGGAATGAGGCAAGCGTTTCTGCCAAGACATTTACACAGGAATAGACGGAAGCGAGCTGTGACGCGATCTCAGGCGTCACAATCTTGCCGACGGAATGGGCCTGATACCCGGTGCTCCACCATGGATATTGATTCCAGCCAAGCTGGCTAGCGGCCATCCTGAGAATGAATCTAGGCAATCTCATATTACAAACACCTCTCCGTCGTCGCTCGCTGTCTGCTCCTGGTCGCCGTTGAGGTAGAGACCTGTCGCCATGATGGCGGCGACCACCCCGTCTATGCGCCTCGAGCTGTGCGCGAGAGCTTTCTTGCTCGGCTTAATATTCCCTGCTGGGTCTGATTCTATCGCAGTACATTGTAAATTCCAAGCCATAATCGGGTTACGATCGTGAACTATACGTCCGTCTAGTACTGCCTTTTCGAAATTTTTGCTTGCCGGGCTCATGCTTGCGAAGCCTTGGCGGAACTTTACCATCGGCACTCCTGCGTCCTGAAGATGGTTTACCAGCTGGCTTGCATTCCATGGGTCGTAGCCGAATGCCTGGATCTGGAGACCGTACGTCTCGATGAGCTGCATTACATCCTTCTCAATATAGTCCTGGTCGACCGTGTTGCCAGGTGTCGTGGTGATCCAGCCCTGATCTCGCCAGAGAGCGTAGGGAACGTGGTCCTGCCTGCTCTTCTCATCGATGATCTGGGCTGGCATGTAGTAGTGCACAAAAATCGCCGACTCCTTCTCCAAGTCTTCCGGAGGGAACGCGATGGCGACAGCCGACAGGTCGATGCTGTTGGACAGGTCGACCGCGCAGAAGCATTCTCGGCCCGCGTAGCCATCCAAGCTGATGTTGCGCCCGAGCGCGTCCCACACGTCGTCCCTAATCCATGTAGTGGCGGAATCGACCCACTGATTGAGGTTCTTCGTTCTGATCAGCGCCTGCTTGCGCGGGTTGCTGAGCGCCTCCTGGATGCGCGCCTCAATGTAAGACGGCTCGACAGAAACGCCTAAATTAGGATTGGCCTTGACCGCATTCTTGAGGTCGGTCCAGTCGTCCCCTTCGTCAAGCTCGTACATGAGTGGGAAGAATGCGTCAGCCTTCTCTGCTCCGGTCAGGACGCGGATCGCCTGATCACGCTCTTCCGCATAACACGGATAATTCTTGTTTGCACCAGCCGTCGTGATGATGAACGTCAGCGGCTGCTCGCGCGCGCCCATGCCGGACTCCATGACCTCCAACATCTCGTTGGTCTTGTGCGCATGGTACTCGTCGATGATCGCCATGTACGGGTTGAGTCCGTCTTCCGTACCGCTGTCGGCTCCTACCGGCTTGATCACGCTGTTTCCCATTTTGACGGTGGAGTTCATCTTGTACGTGTGGCAGCGGGCACGGAGATAAGGTTGTTTCTGGATCTCGTTGTTGATCTCATCCCATGCGAGCTTTGCCTGGTCGCGTTTCGTGGCGCAGCAGTAGATCTCACACCCCTCTTCCCCGTCAAGGAAGAAGATGCCGTTTGCGATGCATGCGGCCAGCGTCGTCTTGCCGTTCTTCCTGGCGACCTCGATGAACACCTTGCTGAAACGCCTGAGACCTGTATCCTTCCGCCGCCATCCGTGAATCATGGCTACAATGAACTGCTGCCAGGGCTCAAGATGGATCGTCTCGTTGTGCCGTGCCCACTTGCCCTTTGTGTGCTTGAGCAACTGTGCGAACATGATGTACTTTGACGCGATGTCTGGACGGAATATATATGGGTAATTCTTCTTCTTGCTCGCCTTGAGGTCGTCCACATGGCGCTTGACAGCCAGCTTGACCCAGCGGCATGCGACCTGTACCCCTGACGTGACGTCCTTGATGTACTGGTCATATGTGGTCGGATAGGGTCTTGCCGCCTTCGTCATCCGAGCGCCCCCTGGAGTAACTGCTCCATCGGATCCACATCCTCATGCTTGTCCGAGATGTCGATCTTGTTGCGGTCGGCGGGACTGATGCCGAGCTTGCCGCAGAGGGCGGCATATGTCGCCTCGCACTTCTCCAGGGCTATGAGCTCCGGCATCGCCTTGCGCAGGTATCCCCGCGACTCATAGTAGTCGGAGAGCGAACGTGTCTTCCCGTTGCCGTCATGATAGATGGCGTGCTGGTTCTCCTTCATTCGCTGCCAGACATTCGCCGCTTCCTCGAGGATCGCCATGTCGACATCACCGAGCACGCCCATGTCCGCCAGCGCTTGCCCGATCTGCGTCCACCAGCGGCGCCCATATTTGCCGATGCCCGCCGGTGCGGCAGGGAAGACGGCCGAGCTTACCTTCTTCGCCTTCGGTTCCTTCTTCGGGTTGCGATCAGCCCTGAAGGTTCCTTGAAGGAGCTTCAGGGAGGAGGGTTTACGGGGTCTTGCCATCGTCAGGACCCCCATTTTTCAAAAAATGAATTTTGCCATAACTCGAGCCGAAGTCCACGCGCGGTCTATGCCCGTCATCCTCCAGAGATTTCACCCCCCCTAGGGGTGTCGTGGAGGACTGGACTGGCTTCACACGGTTTCCGAACCCGCCGTCATGCGCTGCGGTCTTGCGGCTGTGATCGGCATGGAGTCTGGGCACCAGCGAGTATGCCCAATGGTTCGGTTCGCGGGACGGGTCGTATGGCGGATTGTGGTCGACGTCGTACAAGCGCCACTGGTCCTCAGGGATCCCTGCCATGCGCAGCACGTACGGACGAACTACTGTCTGCCAGTACCTGTCGTATCCACGTGCCGATGAGCTCTTCGTGTGCGTGCGGTCCTTCCCGGAGCGGTTGTGAGGGCAGTCCGTGCAGACGGCATGTATGCCGTCGCATATGCGCCGCTTCGTCGCGCAGAAGAATCTCTCGCAAGTGTTTGCCAATACCGCACCTCTATATTCAATGCCTAACACGGAATATTACTTGCGTCAACTCTTCTTACACGTGAAACTTCTGTTCCATTGTCTGGATCTGTATACAGATAGCTCGACTTGCCCAAGTCCAGCCTGTGAGATGATCGCCTTGGCAGTCTCGTCTCCTGACAGCACAGGTGTGCAGAGATGCGCCGCTATCACTGACGTGACTGGCGCAACCGCTGGATCGCACACCCCTCGATACCTGCACCATCCGGAGATAGACTTCAGACAGCATTCACAACTCTTCATCCTGATAGATCTCCTTCACCACCACGTCCACATGCGCGTCTTGATGCGTGTACTCAAGTGACGCACTCAACTCCGCCACCTGTCTGTCGTCATGCCATACATGAGCGCGAGTACAGCCGTCCATGATTCCCTTGACTAGGTTGTCGATGTCGCCTGTCCCTCTGATTGGACGCGGTCGTTTTGCGTCGTCTGTGTCGATGAGCGCGGAATCAGCTTTCTTCATCCTTATAGGAGACTTGCGGTAGATGATGACACTCATCGATACCGGACCTTCTAGCGTGCGTGAGTGATGACGGCCCTCATGCGCCTTGATTGCGACAATAGTCAGCCAGTCGGAGTATCGCTCCGGGGTGTATACGACTGGACAGCTGTTACCACGGCCAGCGAATCTCGGCCTAGATGCGGGGACTGCTTCCCCTGCAATTGTAAATCTGACCTCCATATCATCTCACTCTTTTCATCGGGATCGAGTCTACGTACTCGCCATAGGGGCTGAATATTTCGAACGTCAAGTCCATGTCCATGCCATCCGCTCTGCTCCTCGCCACATACTCCCCACTGCGGTATACGTGGAGCGCCTTCCGCTCCTTTCGTGACAAGTGTGAGCGACCAATCAGCTCGTAGTACGTGTCGCCCTCGCTGAACGTCATGTCTTCCGGAAGGATTGGGCTATGAACGACATGCCCCGTCTCACTGTTCTTGTACTTGAACCATTTCTTGCGCTTCATTTTTTCGTCTCCTCTTCAAGGAGAGCCTCGATGCCGTCCCCTTCCATGATGGTGTGGATGCCGTTCAGGAAGCCCTTCTTGAGCCGGTCTTTCCTGCGCTCCGAGATGTTTGCACGCTCGATTGCGATACGGTATATGCAGGCGACGGTCTTGCTGGACGCATCCAACAGCGCCAGCCTCACGAGCGTGTCGTCCTCTCCTTCTACGAGTCTCGAGAAGAATTGCACGACCTTGTGCATCTTCTTCAGGCTCTTCTCCACTTTCTCTTCATTGACACGCCAAGCCGATTTTGCTTCAGCCATTTTGTTCTCCTCCTCAAATTCCATTTATTCCATATGTGTCTGTAGCGAACCGGTGCGGAAGATTCTGTATCCCGTCTATCACCATCCGCTCGTAGCAGAACCAGAAGCATGAACGACAGGTCGGGATGTTTGTGTCTGCCCTCTGCATCATCATTTCTTTGTCTCCTCCTTTACAGAATCCCATCCCAAGTCTGTCACCTCGCGCCTTTCGTTCGGGTCTAGCCAATAGTCGATGACAGACAAATATTTGGCCTTCTCGATGGCTTCCTCTTTGCTTTCTGCCTCTACATCTCTAAGGTAATCTGTGACTACCCTATGCCGTACCG